AAGGCCGCGCAGTCCGGCCGCATCGCGCAGGAACCGGGCGGCGGCTGGGACGTCGAGAAGGTCCGCGCGCGGCTGGCCGCCAGCAGCGATCCGGCGCGCAAGACGGCGGCTATGGCGGCGCCAGTACCGGTACAGCCATTGCCACCGCCGACCCCACCGCGACCGGCATTCGTCGCCCCGCCCGTGCCGGAGCCGCTGCCCACACCCTCCGCGGGCGGCAGCAGCTTCCACAATGCGCGCACCGCCAACGAGATGCTCAAGGCGCAGGAGCGCAAGCTCCGGCTCGACGAGCGGCGCGGCCAGCTGGTCGAGAAGGCACGGGCCCTCATGCTGGTGCACCGGCTCGCCAAGGAGGAGCGCGATGCCATCCTCGCCTGGCCGGCCCGCATCGCTGCCGAGCTCGCGGCCGAACTCGGCGTCGACGCGCATCGGCTGCAGACGCTGATGGACGCCCGGCTCCGCCAGCACCTGGCCGAACGCAACGACGTCCGCGTGGCGGTCGCCTGATGACCGGCGAGCAGATTATCGGCGAGCTCGGCAACTTCGACGGCGCCGCGGAGATCCTGCAGGCCTGGCGGGATGGCATGGCGCCCGAGCCCGCCCTTCTGGTTTCGGACTGGGCCGATAAGCATCGCATGCTCGGCTCCCGCGGCAGCGCCGAGCCCGGGCCGTGGCGCACCAACCGCACGCCCTACCTGCGCGACGTGATGGATGCCCTGTCGCCGGCACATCCGGCACGGCGCGTGGTCTTCATGAAGGGCGCGCAGGTCGGAGGTACGGAGTGCGGCAACAATTGGATTGGCTACGTCATCCACCATGCGCCCGGCCCCATGCTGGCGGTGCAGCCCACCACCGAGCTGGCCAAACGCTTCTCCGATCAGCGCATTGACCCGCTGGTGGAGGAGACGCCGGCCATCCGGCAGCGTGTGGCGCCGGCCCGTTCGCGCGACAGCGGCAATCGCCAGCTCAGCAAGGAGTTCCCCGGCGGCCAGTTGGTGATGACCGGCGCCAACAGCGCGGTCGGGCTGCGCTCCATGTCGGCGCGCTTCCTGTTCCTCGACGAGGTGGACGCCTATCCTGGCGACGTCGAGGGCGAGGGTGACCCGGTCGCGCTGGCCGAGGCCCGCGCCCGCACCTTCGGCTGGCGGCGCAAGACGCTCCTGGTCTCGACGCCCACCATTTCCGGCCTGTCGCGCATCGAGCGGGAGTATCTGGCCAGCGACCAGCGGCGCTTCTTTCTGCCCTGCCCACATTGCGCCGCGATGCAGTGGCTGCGCTTCGAGCGGCTGGTCTGGGACAAGGGCGAGCCGGACACCGCCCGCTATCTCTGCGAGGCCTGCGACGGGGCGATCGGAGAGCAGCACAAGACAGCGATGCTGGCCGGCGGCGAGTGGCGTCCCACCGCACTCCCGCAGGATCCACACGCCATCGGCTTCCACATCTCGGCACTCTACTCGCCGGTCGGCTGGTTCTCCTGGTCGCAGGCGGTGCGGGATTGGGAGGCAGCCCAGGGCGACGACCGCGCCATCAAGACGTTTCGGAACACGGTCCTCGGAGAGACCTGGCAGGAGAGCGGCGAGGCACCCGATTGGCAGCGGCTCTACGACCGCCGCGAGGAATGGGCGCCGGGCACGGTGGCGGCCGAGGGGCTGCTGCTGACCGCCGGTGTCGACGTCCAGCGCGACCGCCTCGAGGCCAGCATCTGGGCCTGGGCGCAGGACCGGCAGTCCTGGCTGATCGAGCACCGCATCCTGGTGGGCAACCCCTTCGAGACGGCGGTCTGGGACGAACTCCGGGGGCTGCTGGGCGAAACCTGGCGGCACGCCTCCGGCCACCGGCTCGGGCTGGCCATGACGGCGATCGATAGCGGCGACGGCATGACCACCGCCGAGGTCTATGCCTTCGTGCGCCGCACCGGTGCCGGCCGCGCCATTGCCGTGAAGGGCCAGGACGGGTTGCGGGCCGCGATCGGCCAGCCTTCGGCGACGGAGGTGCGGCGGAATGGCCGCAAGCTGGGCGGGCTGAAGGTCTGGCCGGTCGGCTCGTCCTTCCTCAAGGGCGAGACCTACGGCTGGCTGAAGCTGGAGCGCCCGACCGCGGAAAGCGGTGATCCGTTCCCGCCAGGCTTTGTCCACCTGCCGCTGCATGCGGCCGGAGAGGAATTCTGCCGCCAGCTCACCGCCGAGCAATTCGTCGCCCGCGCCGGCCGCAACGGCTTTCGCCGGCTGGAATGGGTCAAGACGCGGGAACGGAACGAGGCGCTGGACTGCCGGGTCTATGCTCGCGCTGCTGCAGCCGCTCTCGGCATGGATGGCTGGGGCGACGGGCGTTGGGCGCGGATGGCGGATGCGCTGTCGCTGCCGGCAGGCGAGATTCCCGCCGGCGGGAATGTCGCTCCTCCATCGCTGCCGCAGGTCGCGACTGACACCCAACGCCCACGCGGCTGGCTCGCGCCCCGCAACGGCTGGCTTCGCTGAAAGGAGGACGCGCATGGATCCGACCGTCCTCGCTTGGGCGCTGGCGCAGCCCGCTGGCACCCGCGCCGCCGTCCTCGCGGCTGCCTTCACCGGCGGTACCACGCGCGTGACCTTCGATGGCCGCACGGTGGAATACCGCTCCCTCGATGAGCTCGGCCGCGCGCTGTCCGTCCTCCACGCCGCCGAGAACGCCGCGGCGCGCCGCCCCAGCGTCACCTTCGCCAGCTTCTCTCGCGAGGGAACCAAGTGATGGGGCGTCTACGAGATGCCTGGTACGCGCTGCGTGGCTATGCCGCCGCCCAGGACAGCCGCGCCTCGAGCTGGGCCGCCTCTGGCGGCAGCGCGACAGCGGAAGTCGGCGCTGCCGCCCCCACGGTGGCACGCCGGGCCCGCGACGCCGTCCGCAACGACCCATACGCCGCCCGCATCGTCGATCTCTGGACAGGCAATGCCGTCGGTGCGGGGATCACCACCCGCTGGCCGGACAAGCCCCATGCCGAGGCCTGGCGGCGCTGGTCCGACAGCACCGCCTGCGACGCCGAGGGCCGGCTCGACCTCTATGGCCTCCAGGCGCTGGCCATGCGCGCGGTGGTGGAGAGCGGCGAATGCTTCGTCCGGCTGCTGCCGGCCGACATCACGTCCGCCAATCCGATCGGGCTGCGCCTGCAGGTGCTGGAGAGCGACCACCTCGACACGGCGCGGCAGGGCGTCATCGAGGGCGTCCCCACCCTCCAGGGCATCGGCCTGGGCGAGGCGGGTGAGCCGGTTGGGTACTGGCTGCACCGCGTGCATCCCGGCGCGTCCTGGGTTCTGCCGGGTGGTGCCACCTGGCTCAGCAGCCAGCGCGTTCCCGCCCGCGACGTGCTGCACATCTACCGCAAGCGCCGCCCTGGCCAGCTGCGTGACGTCTCCTGGCTGGCGCCGGTGCTGACCCGACTGCGCGATCTCGGCGACTACGAAGCCGCGCTGCTGATGAAGGCCAAGATCGAGGCCTGCCTCGCCGCCGTCGTCTCCGAAGATGGCGACGAGGCCATGACCGGCCCGGCCTCCGGCCTGCTGCGGGACGCGCAGGGCCGCACGGTGGAGAGCTTCGAGCCCGGGATGATCCTCTATCGCCGCGGCATGGGATCCGTGGAGGTGGTGAACCCGTCCGGCGGTGGCAGCCACGCTGCCTTCGCTCGCCGGGCGCTCGAGGCCTCGGCGGTCGGCACCGGCCTGACCTACGACCAGGTGGCGGGCGACCTCACGCAGGCGAACTACTCCAGCCTGCGCGCCGGCAAGATCGAATTCCGCCGCCTCTGCGAGCAGGTGCAGTACGGCATGCTGATCCCGATGCTGGTGCGGCCGATCGCGGACCGCTTCCACGCCCAGGGTGCGCTGCTTGGGCTTTGGGGTGCGGAGGTGCCGGACGGCCTGTCCCACGTCCCGCCCGCCCACGAGATGATTGACCCGCTGAAGGACACGACCGCGCTGATCGCGCAGGTTCGGGCAGGCTTCGTGCCGCAGCCCGAGGCGGTCGGTGCCTTTGGCTACGACTTCCGCCAGGTCGTCGAGATGATCCGCGAGGCCAATGCCCTGCTCGACGAGGCGGGCCTCTCCCTCGACAGCGATCCACGCCGCGTCGCCAAGTCCGGCGCCGCCCAGGACGCGGCCCAGCTTGCCGCCATCGAAATCGCCGCCACCGGTGCCGCTTCGCCGCGTGCGGATGCAGGCGCTGCCCCAGGAGCACAGCCATGATCGCAGGCGCCTACGACTGGACCGACGACATGCTCAAGATCAAGAGCATGCAGAAGAAGTTCCGCGACAGCTTCAACGGTGCCGAGATCAACCCGGCGCGGTGGGAGATCGCGGCCAGCGGCGGCGGTATCACCCACACCGTGGCGGATGGCGCCGTCACCATCTCCACCGGCACCACGCTCGACGACGAATTGACGCTCACCAGCCGGACCACCTTCACCATCCCGCTGCGGGTCATGGTGGCGGTGAACATGAGCCAGCGGATCGTCGGCCAGTCGGTCTGGCTCGAGCTGGTCAGCATCGATCCGACCACCGCCCAGCCGGACGGGCGCAGCGCGGCGGCCTGGCGGCTGGACGGGGCCAGTGCGACTCTCGCGAATTACGAAGTCCAGAGCGAGGGCGCTCCGCGTCTCGGCAGCACCTCCGGCAGCACCATCCCGACCACGGCCCCGGCCGGCTGGTCGGTGCTGGAACTCGAGCCGACCAATGACGAATGCTACTTCCACGGCCGGCTGCTCGACACCACGGCAGCGCGCTCGAACTCCTATGTTCGCCACCAGCAGATTCCCGAGCCGAATGCGCTGTATCGGTTCCGGATCCGGGTGCGGAACCGGCAGGTGATCAACGGCATCTCGGCGGTGGCGAACAACGGCGGCGGCGCGGTGCGCGTCACCCGTGCCGCGCATGGCTTCGCGACGAACGACGTGGTCACGGTGGCGGACGTGTCGGGCGTGCCCGGGGCGAATGGCAGTTTCACCATTACGGTGATCGACGCGAACAGCTTCGACCTGGTCGGCTCGAACTTCACCGGCGCCTATCTGAACACCGGCTGGGCCTCGGTCAGCCGAAACCTGGCGCCGGCCTCGAACACCGACATCAGGGTCCAGTTCGTCACCATCGCAGACTATGCCGAGCTGACGACGGAGATCACCGCCGGCCGCGGCCAGTCGGTCGCGGGCCAGGGGCTGGGCGTGAACGTGCTCAGCACCATCCCGCCGGCCGTCACGCCCGTAGGCGGCCAGGCCCGCGGTACCAGCGGCGCGCTGCCGGTGCTGGCGGCCACCGGCTACTCGGCCAATCCGGTCGCCGTCACCACCGCGCGTGGCGTGGACCTGCTGGCGACGCTGATCGGCGCGCTGGTAATCAAGCCCTACGCGATCCCTGAGGCGGACTGGCAGTATGCTGCCGCCGCGGGTGGGATCATCAACACCACCGACGTGGTGCTCCGGGCAGCCGCAGCGGCCGGCATCCGGAACTACGTCACCTCGATCGATATCCGCAACGCGCACGCGACAGTCGCGACGGAGGTGGTCATCAAGGACGGCGCCACCGTGATCTGGCGTCAGCTGCTGCCGGCGACGATGGCGGCCCCGGTCGAGATCACCTTTCCCACCCCGCTGCGCGGGACCGCCGCCACGGCGATGAACGTCGCCTGCATCACCACCGGCGCGCAGCTCTACGTCAACGCGCAGGGCTTCGCCGCGCCGTAACGGCGCCGCGCCAGGAGCACATCCATGACCGAGCCGATCGAACCGGAGGGGCCTAGCCCCGCGCCGGATCGAATGCCCGACGCTGGGCAGTCGATCACCGCCTGCCGCGCGCTCGCCGCGCCCGTCACCGTCAATCGGGCGGCCCGCACCGTCGAGGTGGTGTGGTCCACCGGCGCGCGGGCCCGCAACTTCGTGCCGCCCTATGGGCCGATCCTCGAAGAGCTCGACATGGCACCCTCCGCGGTGCGCATGGATGCGCTGCGCTCCGGTCGCGCACCGGTGCTGGACACCCACCGGCGCGCCGGCACGCGTGACGTTCTGGGCCGTGTCACCGCCGCGCGCCTCGAGGCCGGCCGCGGCTACGCCACCCTTCAATTCAGCGGCGCGGACGACGTGGAGCCGGTCTGGCAGCGCGTGGCCGACGGCACGCTGCAGTCTGTCAGCGTCGGTTACCGGGTGCATCGCTACGACCCACGGCCCGATGCTGCCACCGGCCAGACCATCCACCGCGCCGTGGATTGGGAGCCCTACGAAATCTCGATCGTGCCCGTCCCGGTGGATGGCCTGGCCGTGATCCGTGGCGAGGGGGACCAGGGCACCCCCGCCACCGCCATCGAACCCGCCCTGACCATCCCAGAGGACACACCCATGCCCGAGACGACGCCGGCTTCGCCGGATCCCGCGCCGGCGCCGCCCGCGCCGCCCACCATCCCGCACCAGGAGAACCCCGTGACCACCACCTCTCCGCCCGAACCGACCCGTGCCGCGCCGGCGGCGCCCGATCTCGAGGCCATCCGGGCCGAGGCGGAACGCGCCGCGGTCGAGCGCATCGCCGGCTATGAGCCGGTGCTGGCCGCCGCCCGCGGTCTGGTAACCGCCGACATGCTCGACACCATGCGCGAGGCCGCCATCCGCGACCGCGTCTCGCCCGAGGTGCTGCGCGGCCGACTGTGGGAGGCCTTCACCAGCGGTGCCGCACGCCCCTCCCTGCCGGCGCGGCCGGACACCGGCCCCTCCAACGAGGACCCGTCGCAGCTCCTCGACGCCATGGCCGAAGCGCTCGCCGCCCGCACCATGCCCGGCTACCAGGCGCCGGCCACCGGTCGCCACACCGAGTTCCTGGGCTGGCGCCCGTCCGACATGATCGGCGAACTGCTGCGCGCCCGCGGCGAACGCAACGTCCCGCGCAACCCGACGATCCTCGCCGAGCGCGCCTTCCACACCACCTCCGACTTCCCCGCGCTGCTCTCCGCCGCGGCCAACAAGATGCTGCTGGCGGCCTATGCGCCGGCAGCCCCCACCTACCGCACGCTGTTCCTTCGCCGTGACTTCCGCGACTTCAAGCCGCACCGCCATCTGCGTGTCGGCGACTTCCCGACCCTGCTGCCGCTGTCGGAGAATGGCGAGGTCCAGGCCGGCACCATGTCCGAGAGCCAGGAGCTCGTGTTCCTGCAGACCTTCGCCCGGCGCATCCGCGTCACGCGGCAGATGCTGGTCAATGACGATCTGGGCGCCTTCACCGACTTCGCCAGCATGATCGGCCGGCGCGTCGCCGACTTCGAGAACGCCACGGCCTATGCACTGCTGAACAGCGCCAGCGGCGACGGCCCGACACTGATCACCGGTGCGGCAGCGGTGTTCGGGACGGCCGCCGCGCGTGCCAACAAGGCCGCCGCCGGCACCGCGCTGGATCTCGCCAACCTTGCCGCGGGCCGTGCCGCCGTGATGAAGCAAAAGACCCTCGATGGTCTGCCCATCTCCATCGGCGCCTCCATGCGCCTGCTGGTCGGGCCGAATCAGGAACTGGCCGCACGGCAGCTCA